AAGATACCAAATTTAATTTTATAGGAAATACTAATGGCAAAAAAACTCATCGCAACTGGTTATACGATTAATGCAGCACAGAACCAGATTACTGTTCCTGGCATTATTCAACCAGTAAGGTTGCTATTAATAACAGATATTAATAACAATACAATTTTATATAACTTCGCAGATCCAGCAACAGGTTTAGCCAATTTTGCTTACAACTATACTGCGGATACCACGACTTTCACTACTACACTTGACTTGAGTGCTAATGGTGTCGAAAACTCACACGGATTACAGATATTCTATGAAACAGACTTTTCTAGACAAGGGTTTGAAGAAGCGATGCTTGACCCTGTTAATAAGTTGCGTGTTTCAAACCCAGAGAACTTAATTGATACTGACTTTGAGTATGGTCTTCAATCTTCTAAATGGGAAACTCTACAAACAGTTTTAAATATTCCTACAATTTATTCACAAGCAGGTGATGTACCTCTTGAGCAATTAAGTTCAATTACAACTACTGCTAACTCTAAGCAAGTTAAAGTGACCACTACTGCCAACTCTGGTTTATCACTAGGGGATCCAGTTCTAGTACAAGGTACGACACTAAATGCTGCAGATGGTTTCTTCTTAGTGTCTGGTTTAACTTCACAATTAGAATTCTTTTATGAAATGGATAATGCTGCAGAATCTACTGCAACTATTTCAGGTTCATATACTTCAGTTATCCCTGCTAAATTCTTTGAGGGATCTAACTTAAATATAGATTTAACAAGTACTGCGATTGAAACTGATGGAGCAAACCCATCTATAATGACAGTGACTACTGCTCAAACTCATGGACTTAAAGCTGGTACAAGAGTTTATTTAAGACAAACAGTTGGTCCGAAAAATTTAAGAATCGCTGACCCAACTGCTAATGGTGGAAACGCACCTGATGGCGCACCATGGGTTGATACTCGTGCTACAATTACAACAACTACTACTGTAGATGCTACTACTGCTATCGGTGGTGGTGGTGCTCAAGAATTCCCTGTTGTCACTTGGGACTGGGAAGGTACATATAACTTGTATCTTGCTGCTTCAATGATTAATACAGGGTCAGATAGAATTACATGGACAAACCATGGATTTACTGATAATGCTTCACTAATATTTCAAACACAAATTAGAGGTCAAACGAATGGTGGTTTAGTAGATGGTACAGTTTACTATGTAAATGTTGTTGACGCAAACACAATCGAATTATATTCTGACTATGGTACTCTTGGTTCAAGAATGAATTTAACTTCTTTTGATTTCACTAGAGGTCATCCTAGATTAACACTGGTATATAAAATCGAAGGAAATAATGGTACTCAAAGATTTACTGCTTTCTATAAAAGAAACCTAGTGACTGGTAGAGCTTTCCAAAACGCACAGGCAACTCAGAATACTACTAATACACAATCATTTAACTTTAGTATTACAACTTCAGGTTATACACCTATTAAAGCGACACTTACAAGAATCGCTTATGCTGGAAACTTAAACGATAGTGACGAAACAGTTGCTGTATCAATACAAGCTAGAAACTATCTAGGACTTGGATCTAATAACTATGGTGTCACTGTTGGTGGTGTTGGTTCTTCAAACGGAAACCTTTACCCTAACGCAGATGTGACTCGTTGTATTTATCAACAAGGTTCTAACTTCTACTTAACAACTTCATATACTCCAACTTCTTCAGTTATTGAAACTGATAAAGCTGGTTCTGTGACTACAGATTATCAATTAACTTTTTATGCAACTACTGACGAACTACCAACTTCAATGAATACTGCACACTCTGGTGCTGACTTAGCATCTGGTAATAATAACTTCGGTCTTGGTGGTTCACAAGGTTCTAAATTATTTGCCTTTACTGGCAGATCTTCTGGAGGATCTTCAGGTACTTCTGCTGATAACTATGCAAATAGTAATGACCCAGCTAGATTCGGTACAGGTATTCTAAGACAAACTGGTGCAGCAACTGCTTCATCAGTATCAGGTATTATTACAGTAAACCAATCAGATGCGAATGCTGAAGATTATTCTTCTAATAGTACGCATGTCTATTATGGTTTCGCAAACGAATTAACTTCTTATAGAAATACTATCTATGCTCAAGCACATAATTTTATTGATGGTAATTCTGCTGTTATTAATGTAAACTCATATTCTACTACTAACAGATTTGAGTTCGTAGATTCTTCAGGAAATAATGTTCCTATTGCTCAAGCACAATTTAATGCTACGATTACTGTTATATCAGCTGACTATTTCAGATTACAAATTGCTCAGTCGCCAAATACTGATGATATATCGGCATTCCCTGAGTCATTTACAGTTGCTACAGCAACACCGAATACAACTTATAACTCAATTTATATTTCAAACCATAAATTAACAGGTGGTAATTTATCATCTTACTCTACTACAGGTACAGTAATTGGTGGTCTAACTGGTGGTGCTAACTACACACTTCAGTACTTGAACGACTCCAGATTGATTATCAAGGATCCTAATTTATCCTCTGGAAGTGGTTCTGCTACTACAGGTGCATTTGGTAGTACTTCTAACAATGCGTCTCAGTCGTTTACTGTAGATATCCAGACACCTCTTGGAATAACTCCATCAACTGCTACGATTACTCAAGTACAGTATAGAGGTGACTTTAGAAATACAAACGAATATGTTGATTTAGCATTCTCTGATGGCGATACTTATAGGATTGGTTCAGAGGGTGGTCAGGATACTAACCAGTTCTTGATTGACTCAGCTTTCGGTTCTAAAAATATTTCAAACCTATTAACTGGTTCGCCTAAGTCTATTAATGTGACAGTAAGTCCATCCTCTCAGGTAAACTTCTCTGTACAAGGTATGTCTAACTGGTGGGAAATAAGATTCGCAGTGACTGCTGCATCTGGTGATGTTATTCTATCATCTGCTGGTACAGGCGAACAATTATTTGAGTTGGCTGCAAACGAAGGTGCATACGATGGTGTGTATGGTATCGCTTCAGTTCCAAGTGCTACGACCTTTACTCTAAGTTCAGAGTTCCAGATTCCTAACAGGTTAATAACATTTGATGGTTCTAGTAAAGTAAACAGTGGTACAGATAAAATTACACTAGGAACACAATCACCATTCCTTCCGCATAACTTATATCCTGGAGAGCAGGTCACTTATTCTAATGGTGGTAATACTGATATCGGTGTATTTACTGATGTATCTCAACTTTATGTTATAGCAAATAACTCTATTGATATTCAGTTAGCATCTTCTTATGCTTCTGCTATCGCAGGAACTGCTCTTAACTTAACAGCAACTTCAGGTACTCATACACTTACTACTACCTCTCTTGTTAAGATGACAAAAGCTGATGGTAATGTAGATTTCGCTAATGGCGGAAATATGGTCACTGGTACGACTACTACATTCTTAAAAGATTATAAGAGATTCGATAAGATTTACATTATCGTGAATGACTTAATCAGAGCATTTACTGTTGACGCAGTTATGACTGATGAGAAAATGAGAATACAAGAAACATTCCCAGGAGCTGGTACTTCTGTTGAATACTTTAAAATTACTCAGTTATCATTACGACCTGATGGATTCGCACTACATAAATCGTTTGATGGTGGTGTAGATATTACTGCGGGAACTTCGCCTAATAGTAAAATTGTTAGACAATCTCGTAAGTACTTTAGATATCAGTCTGGTAAAGGTATTCAAAACTCATTCGCGATTAACTTCTCGCCAGCAAAAGTTTTATCTTCACTAACTTATGCTTCAAGTGGTAATGTTGTTACAGCAATTACTCAGGAGCCACATAACTTAGTGGTCGGAGATAGGATTACTGTTGAAGGTGCAGAAGTGACACTAGGAGAAAACTTATATCTTGGTACATTCCAAGTAGCAAGTGTTCCTAACGCAACAACTTATACTTATGTTGCTGCTGGTACTATTACTCAAACAAAAGCTGCAGGATTCCCAGAATATTACAGAGAATCTTGGAACGACTCGTTCGTAAGAGCTGGTATGTTTGATGACCAGAATGGTTTCTTCTATGAGTACGATGGTCAAAAACTATATTGTGTAAGACGATCTTCTACTCTACAGATTTCAGGTAAAGTAAACACTACTGCTAACTCTCAGGTTGTGACAGGTACGACTACTTCGTTCACTACTCAGTTGGCTGCAGGCGACAAGTGTTCAATTAGGGGACAATCTTATCAGGTTGTTGCTGTTGACTCTGACCAAAGGATGATTATCCAACCTGCATATAAAGGTATATCTTCTACCAATGTTAAAATTACTAAAACAGTGGATATTAAAGTAGCACAGGAAAACTGGAATGTTGACCCATGTGATGGATTAGGTGATACAGGATTTAACTTGAATGTACATAAAATTCAAATGGGATATGCTGACTATTCTTGGTATGGTGCTGGTAAAATTAGATTTGGTTTCAAAGATAGAAATGGTCATGTTCACTATAACCACGAATTTATTCACAATAACAGAATTAACGAATCATACTTCCGTTCAGGAAACTTGCCAGGACGATATGAGATTGAGAATGGAAACGCTCCATCCTCTGCTCCTACCTTGTTCCACTTTGGTACATCTATAATTATGGATGGTACTTTCGATGACGATAAGGCATACTTGTTCTCGGCTAATAGTAAACCAATGGTATTTAAAGCAGGTTCTACAACAACCTTTACTTCTGATGCAGTATCAACTTTCGATCTAGTGACTCTAGATAATAAGAGGGTGTATGTTTATGCAGTACCTTGTTCAGAGTCTGAAGCACAAACAGTGACAGTGGGTCAGTTAATTAAAGACGCTGAAGGAAGAATACCTGCTGATGCTCTAGCTTATGTCACTCAGGTGATTGTAGATGGGTCTAACTCAAAAGTATTTACTTCTTATCCTGCTACTTCTAATGCACCAGAAACTGCTACTTATCCAAACATAACATCTGGTGTCACTATGACAATTGGTGAGAATGCTTATGGTGGTGGCTCTGTTGATATGACAAGACCACACCCTCTAATCTCTATTAGATTGGCACCTTCAGTTGACTCAGGTTTAACAGGTGCGATTGGTGAGAAAGAAGTTATCAACAGAATGATATTGTCACTAAACAACGCAGGTGTGACAACTAACAAAGACTTAACAGCATTCTTTATCTTGAATGGTTTACCATCTAAGCTAGATTATACTAATGTTCAAAACCCTGCTTTATCGCAACTTATCTCACATGATACAGGTGATATCGTTCAACAAGGTACAGTGGTGTTCTCACAAGCTGTGTCAACTGGTTCATTGAACATTGACTTGACTGCTTTGATTGATATGGGTAATAGTATATTGGGTGGTGACTCAGTATTCCCAGCTGGTCCAGACTTGATGACATTAGCAATACAGGCGAAGGATACTTCGACAATTACTGCTTCGTCACCATTTATCGTATCTGGTAAATTATCATGGAAAGAGTCGCAAACATAAGAGGACTCTAATATGGCATATCTCGGCAGAGAAATACAGTTTGGCAGTTATGAGAAGCAAACCTTTGCTACCAATGGGGCAGATACAAGTTTCACATTAAACTTCCCAGCACCTAGAGAAGAAGCACTTCTAGTAGTAAAAGATGGTGTGGTTCTAAAACCTGGAACTGGATATACTTTATCTAATGGTGGTGTTACAATTAATATTACAGGTGGAGCATTAGCATCTTCTGTAGATTTATATTGTGTATTCTTAGGAAAAGAACTTACCATACAAAATGTTGGTGACAATTCAGTCACCCATTCTAAACTTACTACACCTATACGACAGTCAGTAAAAACAGATTTTACTGTAATCAATAGTACTCAAACCCTTGTAGCTTCTAGGCATTATTTTGTTGACACTACAGCAGGTGTTGTGACTGTCACCTTTCCTGCATCTCCATCTCTTGGAGATACTGTATATGTTTCTGATGCTTATGGGACTTGGGATACAAATAATTGTACTGTAAATCCTAATAACAATTCTATTAATGGCTCATCAGGAAACGCAACGCTCTCATCAGAGTACGATTCAAAAGAATACATTTTTATTGGCGGAACAGCTGGTTGGCGAACTGTTTAATTAACTAAATAGTCACTAAGGAGAACTTAATGGCTGCAATTACAGATATATTCATTGACCAAGGAACTGACTTTACATTACAACTAAGTGTTGTAGATACAGTTGGTACTGCTAAGAATTTAACTGGGGCAACTATTACAGCTCAAGCTAGGAAAGATTTCACTAGTGCAAATCCTACTGCTACATTTACTACTGCTGTGACTAACGCAATCGGTGGTGTATGTACTATAACTTTGCCAGCTGCAACTACTGCTGGCATAAAAGCAGGAAGATATGTTTACGATGTGAATGTATTAGATTCAACTAACACTACAACTAGAGCAGTCGAAGGATTAATGACTGTAAGACCAGAGGTGACAAGATAATGCCTGATGTAAAAAGTACGATAGCAACGCAAGAAGGAACTAATCCTACAGTTCCAAGTACAGGTACACAGACTACAACTACTATTACTACTGGTACAAGTCAATCGGCTACTGTATCATCTGTAGGTGTTGCTGGAACAAGTGGTACTGCTGTAAATTTAGAGCAGGGTCAAAATGTAGATGCTACAACTGATGGTTTACAAAATGGATCTATCTTAGTATATAAAACAGCGACCTCCCAATGGCAGGTCACAAAATTAATGAACGAGGGTCAACAGCTCGATTCAGGAGAATTTTAATAGGAGACAAAGATGGCAGCAATTGTTAGAATAAAAAGATCGGCGACTTCGGGTAATCCCACCACACTTGGTGCAGGAGAACTCGCATATTCAGGTCTTACCGATAATGGATCCAATGGTAGTGATAGACTATATGTTGGATTCGGTACAGAAACTGCAGGTAATGCAGCAAACCACTTCGTAATAGGTGGTAAATATTTTACAGATGAAGTAGATGCAGCAACGACTGCTAATACAGCAAGTACGATTGTAAAACGAAATGGAAGTGGAAACTTCTCAGCAGGAACTATTACTGCTACACTAAGTGGTAATGCTACATCAGCAACTTCTGCTGCAGCTTGGACTACTGGAAGAACTATAACTATCGATGGCGATGTAGATGGTTCTGCTTCAGGTGTTGATGGTTCAGGTGATGTTACAATTACTACTGCCTTAGATGCTACAGGAGTCTCCGCAGGATCTTATGGTAGTACAACTGCTATCCCAATTATTACTGTTGATGCTAAGGGTCGTATTACTGCTGCAAGTACTGGCTCAATATCAACTTCATTTACACTAACTGATGGATCTAATTCAGAAACTATCGCAGGTGGCAACACATTAACTGTCACAGCTGGTGAAGGTATTGATGCAGTAGTTGGTTCAACTGATACTCTAACTATTTCAGCAGAAGATGCTACCTCTTCTAATAAAGGTATTGCTTCTTTCGGTGGAGACTTTAGTGTATCAAGTGGTGCTGTATCACTAGCTAATAACTCAGTCACAATCGGATCTGACGCAGTAGCACTAGGTGGTTCAAGAACAGATATAAATGGATTAACAAGTTTAGATGTAGATAATATGACATTAGATGCTAATGCTATTTCTACAACAGATACAAATGGAAATTTAGAACTATCGCCAAATGGTACTGGTACTGTTGTTGTTCCAGCTTCATACGAAGCTAGAGCAGGTTTCTCAAGTCAATCGCTAGTAAATAAATCATATGTTGATTCGGTCACTTCAGGTTTATCAGTTAAGTCGCCTGTTAAAGTGGCTACTACTGGCAACCTTGCTGCAACTTATAATAATGGAGCAGGTACATTAACAGCAAACTCTAACTTCGCATTATCAGTTGATGGTGTCACAGTTTCAGTAAACGATAGAGTATTAGTTAAAGACCAAAGTACTGCTGCTCAAAATGGTTTTTATAAAGTCACAGCTACTGGTTCAGGATCTGCTGCTTTCGTTTTAACCAGAACTCCTGACGCAGATGCTGCTTCAGAATTAGTTGCTGGTGCATTCGCTTTCGTTGAAGAAGGAACTGCTAACGCAGATAATGGTTATGTACTATCAACTGATGGAGCTGTCACACTAGGTACGACTGCTATTAACTTTGAGCAGTTTTCAGGTGCTGGGCAAATTAGTGCTGGTGATGGTTTAGCAAAAACAGGAAACTCATTATCTTTAAATGTAGATAATAGTTCAATAGAAATAAATGCTGATACTGCTAGAGTGAAAGCATTAGGTGTTACCAATGCTATGTTAGCAGGAAGTATTACCAATGCAAAATTATCAAACTCAAGTGTCACAATTAATAGTAATTCGCTCGCATTAGGTGCTTCTTTAACACTAGATTCAGACGACATAGGCGAAGGATCTACAAACGAATACTTTACTAATACCAGAGCAAGAGGTGCACTAAGTGTGACATCTTCAACTGGTTTAACATATAATAATAGTACAGGTGTTCTAGCAGGTCTTGACGCAACAGCATCGGTGAAAGGTATAGCATCTTTCGCTTCAGCAAACTTTACAGTCACAAGTGGAGCAGTAGCAATAACTGGTGTTGATGGCGGAACATACTAAAAGTTATAAGAAATAGTTTTTTTATAACTAATTTAATTTAGGAATGGTTTATGTCCACTGTAATAAAAGTAAAAAGATCTGAAGTCGCATCAAGTGTTCCAAGCACTTCTGATTTAGCTGTCGGCGAAATTGCAGTAAATACCCAAGATAAAAAGATTTATGTTCGTGCTTCAGGTGGTGTAGTAGAAGTTGCGAATGTTGTAGCAGGTGGTGCTTCAGGAGATATTACCGAAGTTCTTACTGCAACTGGTTCAGGTTTAACAGGTGGCTCTACTTCTGGTTCAGCAAATCTAGCAATTAATGTAGACGATTCTTCTCTACAAATATCAGGAAATACAGTACAAGTAAAAGCAAGTGGTGTCACGAATGCCATGCTTGCTAATTCAGGTGTGACTATAAACTCACAGTCATTATCATTAGGTGGTACACTAACATTAGACTCAGATAATATTGGTGAAGGATCTACTAATCTTTACTACTCTAATGAACGAGTTGATGATAGAATATCAGCTCTAGTTCAAAATGGTACAGGTCTTTCTTGGACTTACGATGACAACGCAAACTCATTTACACCTGCTGTCACACTTTCGCCTTTTGATACTGATAATTTATCAGAAGGATCTACCAACAAATACTTTAGCAATACATTAGCAAATAGTGCAATAGATGCACGAGTCACAAAAACTTTTGTTGATAATTTAAATGTAGTTGCTGCAAGTGCTACAGGTAATGCTGCCACTGCTACAGCTTTGGCTAGTGCTCAAAATTTTAGTTTGACTGGAGATGTCACTGCTTCAGCAGTTTCATTTGATGGTCAGGGTGCAGTTCAACTTACTACCGATATTGCTGCCAACTCTATTACTCCTACTGAATTAAATGTCACAGATGCTGCAGGTGCATTACAATCTGATGGAGCAGGAAACTTATCATTCGCTCCAGCTACTGCATCATTTTCTGCGATAGGAGAACATGTATTACCATCAGTTGATGATACTTACGATCTAGGATCCTCTACTAAAAAATGGAGAAACTTATATGTTGGTGGCGATACTATATTCCTAGACGACGCTAAAATTATGAAACAGGGTTCATCATTAATGATGAATCCAGGAGTATCTAACTCTATATCGTCAGTCACAGTAAATAACGATGGTGCTGGTTATTTAGAACAACCAAACTTGTCATTCCCATTACCAAACACTTCAGGTGTAGATGTTGTCACTATGACTAATGCTGGTGGTGGATATACTGGTCCACCAGCAGTCACGATAGATGCACCAAGTACGACTCCTGGAGTTCAAGCAACAGGAACAGCTGTAATGGTTGATGATGGCACTGGAAATAATACATTCGCTGTAAGTGGTGTTACAATTAATACTGGTGGGTCAGGTTATCCGACTGCACCAAATATCACGATTGCTGCAACACCGAATGCTGGAGGAGGTGCTGTTCAGGCAACTGCTAATACTACAGTTTCGCCAGCAACTAATGGTGGAAGTATAGCAGGAGCGTATGCTACTATTGATGTAAATACTGGAAAAGTATTAACTGTGGTAATAACCGATGCTGGTGGGGGATATACAACTGTTCCTACTATAACTGTAGATAGTCCAAATAAAGATATTACATTTAATACAACTGTATATAATGATTATAGTACAGGAAATAATTACTACACATTATCAGGTGGCATAAACCAACAATTGGATATTATACAAGGTCAAACTTATACCTTTGACTTATCATCAGCTACACACTCTGGGCACTTATTTGCTTTGAGTTCAACTCAAGATGGTATTCATGGTGGTGGTACAAAATTAACATCAGGTGTGACTTATACTGGTACACAAGGCACGACAGGTGCTAAAATGGTACTGGTGGTAGATGCTAACACACCGACTACACTATACCCTTATTGTGAAACACACTCTGGTATGGGTGGTACAGCATCATTAACAAAGATTTCTAGTGGTACGACTGCTGTTTTAACTCCTGTTCTAAGTAGTTATAACTCAGCATTAGACAAGAAATTTGCTATGGAACCATTTTCAATAGCAATGTCTATCGCACTAGGGGGATCATAAGGAACTAAATAGTACTATGGCAAATCCAGCAACAAGAGACCAATTAAAAGATTACGCATTGCGAAGTCTAGGATCGCCAGTGATTGAAATAAATGTAGCTGACGAACAGTTAGAAGATCGCTTAGACGAAGCGATAGAATATTTTAATATTAATCATTGGAATGGTACTGAACGAGCATATTTCCAACATGTAATAGTTGGCACCAAACTAACACTTACTGCTGCTGTCGCAGGAAATTTTACTGGAGGGGAAACTATTACTGGTGGAACCACAGGTGCTAAAGCAGTTGTACATAAAAGTTCAACTGGTTCTGATATATTCTATCAAGTATTAATTAATCCTGGACCAGACCAAGTAAAATTTCAGGGTGGCGAAACTATTACTGGTGACCAATCTGGTGCTACAGCAATTATATCAACTATTACTAGAGGAGACTGCGAAAATGGATTTATTCCAGTCACTGATGAGATATTTGGTGTAAATAAAGTTTTTACAGTTTTTTCTAATACTACAGATTCTAGAAATATATTCGACTTACAATATCAATTAAGATTAAATGATTTATACGACTTGACCTCTACAAGTATTGTTTACTACACTACTGTTATGGGTCATTTAAGTTTACTTGATTTAATGTTAAATGGTAAAACTTTGTATCGTTTTAACAGAATGCAAAATAAACTATTTCTAGATGTTGACTTCCGAAGCGATGTAAAAATCGGAGACTCTGTGATGGTCGATGTTTATAAAGCATTAAGTGGTACAGAATATCCAAAAGTATTTGGCGAACCATGGTTGAAAAAATATACTGCTGCTCTGTTTAAGAAACAGTGGGGACTTAATCTTAAAAAGTTTTCGGGACTAGTTTTACCTGGAGGTGTTTCAATGGATGGCGATGGTATATATAACGAAGCCATGAACGAACTACAACAACTAGAAGACGAACTCATAGGAAAAGGTGCACCACTAGAGTTCTTTACAGGGTAATAAATGGCTGGAAGAAATACTTACATATCTCAAGGAGTAGCGTCTGAACAGAATTTAATAGAGTCTTTAATTATTGAGTCTTTAAAAATTTATGGTCAGAATGTTTTCTATATCCCTAGAACTCAAGTAGCTAAAGATGAAATCTTAGGCGAAGATCCATTATCTAAATTTGAGCAAGCATTTCCTATCGAAATGTATTTCGAGAATGTAGATAACTTAGGTGGGCAAGGTCCATTTATACAAAAGTTTGGATTGTTTAATGAGATGTCTGCTACTCTAGTTGTAGCAAGATCTAGGTGGCAAGAATTAGTTGGGCAACATGGTAATACCTTTGTGCCTAATAGACCGAACGAAGGAGACTTAATTTATTTTCCATTAACTAAAGGATTATTTGAAATTAAATTCGTACAACACCAAGACCCTTTTTATCAACTAGGAAAATTATATACATTTAAAATGGAAGTCGAGTTATTTCAATATGCTTCTGAGAAAATTGATACAGGTATTGCCGATATTGATAAGTTTGAAGAACTTAAAACTTTCTCACAAGATCCTACAAGGTCAGAGAATATGTTTGTTGATACAATAACATTTACTAATGTCGGTGCAGGTTATACTACTCCGCCAACTCTAACTTTCTCAGGTGGTACTCCTAGTGTCACTGCTACTGCTACTTGTACTGTTGATGGAACTACAGGTAAAGTAAATGGTGTCACTCTTACTAATGTGGGGGATGGTTATAATGCTGTTCCTACAATCGATGTTTCTGCTCCACCAGCAGGTGGTACTCAAGCTGTCGCAGTTGCTACTATTAAATTAAATGTAGATAAACAAGGTGGCTTCGCTGATAACTTAGAACTAGAAACTGAAAGACAACCTGACACTAACGAAAAAGTTGCGTGGTCAGAAAATAATCCGTTTGGAGAATTTTAATGCTCGGAAAACCACCATTCTATCATCAAACTGTGAGAAACTGTATCATTGGTTTCGGCAAGATGTTTTCAGATGTAGAGTTTGAAAGATTCGATAATGCTGGCACAGCACAACAAAAAATATTAGTACCAATCGCTTATGGTCCAAAAGAAAAATGGGTACAAAGATTAGAGCAAGATCCTAGTTTAGAAGAACAAGTATATACTACTCTTCCTCGTATGTCGTTTGAAATGGCTGCAATATCTTATGACCCACTTAGAAAAACTAATCGTATGGGTACTCTTAAGATAAATAGGACTTCTGCTGCAGGTGGTTCAGGTAAAAGGGAAAAACTATTTGCCCCAGTACCATTTAACTTGGATATGCAATTAAACTGTCTTACAAAGACTACAGAAGATGGATTACAAATAGTTGAGCAAATACTACCATTTTTTACACCTGAATTTACTATGAAAATTAAAAATACCGATCCAAAATTAGAAACAGAAACAGATGTCCCAATAATACTAAATAGTACTAGCTTCGTAGATGATTACGATGGAACTTTCGAAATAAGAAGGTTCGTGACTTGGACATTTAACTTTACTTTAAAAATATTATTATTTGGTGGAGTTGATGACACAGGTAATGTAATTACATCTACATTCGTAGATTTAGGCAACCCAGATGAACAACATAAAGCTACTGGCGACCTAAATAATTTACAAGTGACTGACTTGGGTTGGAATGAAACTCAAAAAACAGATTTATAGGAGAAATTATAAATGGCAAAACAAGATTTAAATATTGGTTCTCTAGCCAATGACGGAACAGGGGATACCCTTAGAGATGGTGGAGATAAAATTAAAGATAACTTTAATGAGTTATACACAGCTCTTGGTGGAAGCACTGTTCAGATTGCCATTCCAGCATCTGGTATTACTAATGGTCAGGTTCTAAAATACAGCTCAAGCAATTCTGCATTTGAGCCTGGAGCCGATACTAATGTAAACACTACTTATACTGTATCAGCAGAAACTTCTGGTTCTGATGCATCAATTAGACTAACTGGTTCAGACGCAAGTACTGATAATGTAAATATCGTATCTGGTACTGGTATTAATATTGATAGAACTGATGCCAACAATATTACTGTAAACAATACAGTCACGAATACTACTTACGCAACCTCTATAGAATCTGTCACTGCTGGTTCTAAAGAATTAAGACTAGCTGGTTCAAACTCAGTAAATGATGACATTACTATTACTCAAGGAGATGGTATTGAGCTAACAAGTTCTTCTACTTCTCAACTAGGTATTAAAGCAGTATCATTACAACAGTTTGACTTTACAGCTGGTGATGGTACTAACTATACAGTACAAGGTTCAGGTCTTTTATCTGCTGGCGAAAACGATCCGCAGTTATTTGTATATAGAGGACATACTTATCGTTTCAGACATACGATTGCTGGAAACGCACACCCACTTGACATCGTAGAGTTCGGTACATCTACTGCACCTGCTGCTGATTATATCAGCTCAACTAACGCAACTAGAAACCTTGCTACCACTAACGACATTATTACATTCACTATCCCAATGAATGCTGCAACAGGAAATACATACCAATATAGATGTACTGCTCACCCAAGCAACATGCTTGGTACTATTACTGTTGTTTAATAATCTCCGCAAGGAGGACTAATGGCTACAACTTATTATAATGCAAATCAAAATTTAAAAGCTGTAGGAGTTCCTGTAGAATTTACAGAGGAACAGGTAAAAGAGTACATAAAGTGTAAACGCAACGCAGTGTACTTTATCGAGAACTACTGCAAGATTGTATCTCTAGATGAAGGAGTTGTTGATTTTAAACTATACCCTTGCCAAAGAAAAAAAGTAAAACACATTATGAAGAATCGTCAGACGATTCTAATGGAAGGAAGGCAACAAGGTAAAACTGTCACAAGTGCTGCATGTATATTACATTTTACATTATTTAATGATAATAAAACTGCTGCCATTATGGCAAACAAAGCTACTGCTGCCAGAGAAGTTTTATCTAGATACCAATTAATGTATGAGTATCTACCAAACTGGATGCAACAAGGTGTAGCTGTATGGAACAAAGGGGATATAGAATTAGAAAATGGTTCCAAAATATTTACTGCTGCGACATCTAGTTCGGCGATTCGTGGTAAATCTGTAAACTGGTTGTATATTGATGAAGCTGCAATTATACCGAACAATGTAGCTGAAGAATTTTTTACTTCTGTATATCCTACTATTTCAGCTGGTAAAGAAACAAAGGTATTACTTTCCTCTACACCTCTAGGATATAATCATTTTTGGAGATACTGGGAAGCTGCAAAAGAAGGCAGGAATGATTTTAAACCACTCTTTATACCTTATACTGATATTCCAGGAAGAACAAAAACTTGGGCAGAAAAACAAAGAGCATTACTTGGCGAATTAAAATTTAATCAAGAAGTATTATGTGAGTTCTTAGGATCTAGTGCTACTCTTATAAGTGCTACTGCTATCGGCGAAATGAAACCAAAACCATTTGTATTACAAAGAGATGGTTTAGATATACAAGAAGAGCCGATTCCTGGACATACATATACTTTAATAGCAGATACTGCTAAAGGTGTGGGTGGAGATTATAGTGCTTTCGTGGTGATAGATACTACCGAAACACCATATAAGGTTGTAGCAAAATATAGGAATAATTCTATTAGTCCTTTACTGTATCCAAATATAATACATAAAGTTGGTACAGAATATTATAATGCTCAAGTATTAGTAGAAATAAATTCTAGTGAACAAGTACCTTATATATTACACAACGAATTAGAGTACGAGAATATGATTATGGTATCTCGTACAAATATGGGTCAAAAAATTACTGGTGGCTTCGGCTCAGGTAAATCACAATATGGTGTACAGACCGATAGAAAAATAAAAAGAATTGGTTGCCAAAACTTTAAAACATTAATAGAGCAAGGCAAACTTAAATTATGGGATGGTGATATTATTGGCGAAATTAGTACCTTTATAGAAAACAAAGGAACATATGCTGCCGATGAAGGATACCATGATGACTTGGTTATGTGCCTAGTGTTATTTGGTTGGCTTACCTCTGACCAGTATTTTACTGAATATAATGATGTAAATTTACGAGAAGAGATGTATAAAAACCAAATGAAACAGATCGAAGAGGAACTTACACCTTTTGGTTTTATTAATGATGGGCAGAAATATGACGATGATGAAGAACTTTTAAACTTCTAAATATCGTAAAAAACTAAATAAAAGCATGAGAGTTAAATAAGCTCTCACTGAATTTAATAATTCATTTAATAAGGAGAAACAAATGGCTTTTCAACTCAGTCCTGGAGTAGTTGTCAAAGAACAAGATTTCACTTCAATTGTACCTAATGTGGCGACATCGTCTGGTGCTTTTGCTGGGAATTTTCAATGGGGTCCAATCGAAGACCCTGTTCAAATTGTTTCGGAAAATAACTTAGTAGAGAGATTCGGTCCACCGACTGACGCAACATTTACCAGTTTTTTCACGGCAGCAAACTTCCTATCATATTCAAATAATCTTTTAACAGTACGAGCTGACACAACTGCTGCAAGAAACGCAGTCGCAACTGGTACTGCTGTAAAGATTAAAAACTTAAATGACTACACTTCTAACAATGTTGGTGGGTCAAATAATGTCGGTACTGTTGCTGCTAAGTGGGCAGGTACTAGAGGAAACTCACTCAAAGTAGAAATTGCTGACTCAGCAACTTTTGCTGCTTGGGGTAACAAAGGAAATTTCGACAGAATCCCTGGAACTTCAGCATCTGTTGCCACTGCTGGTGGTTCTGATGACGAACTTCATGTATTAGTAATTGACGAAGATGGTTTATTTACTGGTACAGCTGGAGCAATTTTAGAAACATTTGCTCATGTATCTGCTGCAAGCGATGCTAAAAAGTTTGACGGATCTAATAATTTTTATAAAGATGTAATTAACTCACAGTCAAGATTTATCTGGTGGATGGATCATCCAACTGTCACAGGTACTGCATGGGGTGCTGCTTCAAGTGGTACTACTTTTGGTGACCTTGGTGCAGTTTACTCAGTAAGTCTAACTGGTGGTATAGATACTGCCCCAACTGCTGGTAACATTCAAACTGGTCTAGCAATATTTGCTAATGACGAGTTGTATGACATTTCATTAGTTATGGTTGGTAAAGCAGATGCTGCTACATCAACTTTCGCAATTAATAATATTGCTGAAGTAAGAAAAGACTGTATGGTATTCTGTTCTGCTGAAGATGCTTCAGGGAACACTATCCTAGCAACTGATGCTGACCCAGTGGGCGACATTACTACTTACAGAAACTCATTACCAAGTTCATCTTATGGTGTACTTGATACTGGTTCTAAATACCAGTATGACAGATATAATGATAAATACAGATATGTACCACTAAATGGTGACATAGCAGGTCTCGCTGCCAGAACTGACTATGACCAAGACGCATGGTTCTCACCTGCTGGTGCTACTAGAGGTCAAGTTAAGAATGTTGTTAAACTAGCATTCTCACCAAACAAAACTCAAAGGGATACTTTATATCAAAGTAATGTAAACCCTGTTGTGACATTCCCAGGAAATGGTACACAACTATTTGGTGACAAAACTTTACTAGGATCTGAATCTGCGTTCAACAGAATAAATGTTCGTAGATTGTTTATCGTATTAGAAAAAGCGATTGCGATTGCTGCTAAAGCACAACTATTTGAATTCAACGATGAGTTCACTAGAAATGACTTTAAAAATGCAGTTAATCCTTTCCTAAGAGATGTACAAGGAAGACGAGGAATTACTGACTTTACAGTAGTCTGTGACGGAACTAATAACACAGGCGATGTAATAGATAGAAATGAATTCCGTGCAGATATCTTCATTAAACCAAACAGAGCAATTAATTTCATTACTCTTACATTTGTAGCAAGTAAATCAAGTGTAGACTTTAGTGAAATTGGTGGCTAAATAGAATAAAAGGAGAAAAAACAAATGGCTAATATTGCTGATTTTAAAGCTAACATGACTGGTGGCGGAGCTCGTCCTAATCAGTTTCGTGTAGATTTGGCTTTCCCTTCTTATGTCACTGGTGGAAGAGTTGCTGCTGTACAAGGACAGTTTCTTTGCAAAGCTGCACAATTACCAGCTAGTACATTAGAAAACTTGCCAATCCAATATAGAGGTCGTGCTGTAAACTTTGCTGCTGAGCGTACTTTCGCTCCTTGGACAGTCACAGTTTATAACGACACTGACTTCGGTATTAGAAACGCAATCGAAAG